CCGTCACCATGCAAGCCCAAACCAGCTAGGAGACCCCATGTACATCATCGTCAGCCCCCGCCTCGGAACACCAGGCGACAAGTTCGAGCCAGCCGACGGCATCAACGTGCAAGCACTCATCGACGGTGGCCTCATATCCACCGACAAACCGAAGAAGTCGTCTAAAGTCAAAGAAGAACCAGTCGAGGAGTAACCCATATGCCAACCAGCGTCTATCTCTCCAACCCAAGCGTCACGATCAATAGCGTTGATCTCAGCGACCAATGCACCGCCGCAACGATCACTTACAGCGTTGAAGCGCTAGAAAACACCGCGTTTGGCTCAACGGCCCGCACCTACACGGGCGGTCTCGCCAACAACAGCGTCACCGTTACCCTCTACCAGTCGTACGCAGGATCGGAAACCGAAGTGTCGATCTACAGTTTGGTCGGCACGACCACCACGCTCGTGCTAAAGCCAGCATCGGGCGCAGTCTCGTCCACAAACCCGTCGTACACACTTGCCACGGCCTACCTTGAAAGCCATACCCCAATCAACGCATCGCTCGGCGAACTCTCGACGATCGACTTGACGTTCACGGGTGGCACACTCACAAAGGCCACGTCGTAACCATGTTCTCGCCAGCCCAACCGGGCGGCGCTGAAAACAAACCAAGCAAGCCCGCATTAGCGGAGCCTTGCCCGACGAAAGGTAACTAATGCGCGTCAAACTCAAAATCGACCTCAAGGACGGGCGCGAGCCACGCACAATGGTCACAAATATGCTTGCGATCGTCGAGTGGGAGAAAACCGAAAACCGCCGATCCGCAGACGGCAAAGGCATCGGTTTCGTCGATATGTGCTGCTGGGCGTACATCCTGTGCAAGCTTGCTGGCGACAAAGTACCTGGCACGTGGCGTGAATGGGTCGCTGAACACCCCGACATGGAAATCACGCCGATTGAAGAGACCACCGACGAAACCCCTACCATCGCGGCACCTGGCGACGCTCCCTCGCTGAGGTCTTAGTTATGACGGGCTACTGGCCGCCGCAAGTGGAATTTGACATTCGAGACATGACTACCGTGTTTTATGTACTTGAACAGCAACAGCAACAAGCAAAGCGTGGCCGCTAATGGCAACCATTGAGGTCATCGGCGTCAAGCAAATGTTGCAAGACCTCAGGCAGATTGACCCTGAGGCCCGAAAGCAATTCGCCAAAGACGCTAAGCAGATCGCCAGCCCGATCGTGCTTGAAGCACAAAGCCGCTACCCGGCACAAGCGCTCTCAGGCATGAAGTATCGCTGGACGCAAAACGGGCGTCAACTGTTGCCCTGGGATCAACGCAAAGCTCGACGTGGCGTACAAGTCAAAGTGGACGCCGGACGCAAAAAAGACGGCGTTGTAACGATCATTCAGAAAGACCCGGCAGCCGCAATCTATGACATTGCGGGCCGCGGCAAATCCAACCGTTTAGGTGACGCGCTCACCGCATTCGCTGGCAACCCATCGCGCGTCATGTGGCCATCAGCCGAAGCGCACATCACCGACGTACAGGAAGAAATGACCAAAGCGCTTGAACAGGTCGCCAACGAAATAAATCGTAGAATTGCAACCATATGAGTATTCGCATACCCATCATCAGCGAATTCGACGACAAGGGTATTGCCCGCGCCAAAAAAGAATTCAACAGCCTCGAAACGACCTCAGAAAAGGTCGGCTATGGCATGGAAAAGGCATTCGTGCCTGCGATCGCAGCTGCGGGCGCACTCGCTGCCGGTCTTGGCATGGCCGCCAAAGCAGCCGCCGAAGATGAGGCCGCACAAGCCGCACTTGCCGTACAACTTGAAAACTCGACAGGTGCCGGACAAAAACAAATTGCCGAAGTTGAAAAAGCGATCAGCGCCATGTCAAAACAAGCGGCCGTTGCTGACGACGTACTACGCCCCGCATTTGCTGCACTTGTTCGTGGCACAAAAGATATCAACGTTGCTCAAAAACAAATGGCGTTGGTGCTTGATATCAGCCGAGCAACCGGGATTGACGCAACCACCGTTGCTGACGCATTAGCAAAGGCATACCAAGGAAACTACAAAGCGCTGCGATCGCTCACCCCGGAAATGGCAAACCTCATCCGTGAGGGTGCCGACATGGAAACCATCATCAGCGTGCTTGGTGGCACGTTCGGCGGAGCCAACAAAGCATTCACCGAAACCGCTGAGGGCGGCATGGCCAAAATGCAGATCGCGTTTGCCGAAATGCAAGAAAGCATCGGAGCAGCCATCCTGCCATTGCTTGAGCGCCTGGTACCAATCATCACCAAAATGGCGCAAGCCGTCGAAGAAAACGCCGACGTAGTAATCATCTTGGCAGGCGTCATCGGCACCTTGTCAGCCGCCATCATCGCCTACAACGTGGCAATCAAAACTGCCGCATTCTTGCAGACTGCATTCAACATCACGCTCGCCGCCAACCCGATCGGTCTAGTCGTTGCCGCCATCGTTCTACTTGGCGCAGCTCTCGTCGCCGCTTACGCCAAATTCGAGGGCTTCAGAAAAGTCGCTGACGCCGTGTTTGGTGCGCTCAAAGCAGGCGTCAAAGTTGCCGTCGACTTCGTATCGTCCTACCTGAACACCATGCTCGGCGTGTGGACGCGCGTTATCAACACGATCGCCAACGTATGGAATGCCACACTTGGCGGCCTGTCGTTTGAAATCCCGGACTGGGTGCCAGGCATCGGCGGTAAAGGCTTTACCATCCCTGAAATGCCGACGATCGGTGGTGGTGGCGGGTCTGCGACCGCGGGCATAAATATGCGCGAAAAAGAGGGCGGCACCGCAACAGCTGGCGCACCTGTGCTTTCCGGTGGCATTGTCGGGCCCGGTGCACTACCACCACCAGGCGGCGGAGGGTCATCTAAAGGTGTTCAAATTGTGGCGGCCCCAAACATGCTCGGGGCAGGCATCGCCAGCAACCCTTTCACGTCAAGCGCCCGCAACGCCATGCTGGAAAACATCACCGTCAATGTCAATGGCGGTCTAGCGACCAGCGCCGAGATCGGGCAGGCCGTAGTTGACAGCATCCGCGCTTACAACCGATCAGCTGGCCCGGCGCGCATTGAGGTCAGCGGGTACGTCTGATGCCCGGCACAGCAATCGTCCAATCAGGCAACTACCTGCTTGAAATTGACGCAGGCTTTACCGTCAACGCTTTTACCCTTGACGACCAATACAAAGGCGTCTTAGACAACACGACGTATGTCCTGGACGGCACCACCCAGTTCGCTGACGTCACCGACGGCACCCTGAACATTTCGGTGCGTCGAGGCCGTAAAGATCAGGGCGACCAGTTCAGCGCAGGCACCATGACGTTCACGCTCAATGACACTCTTGCCGACGGCATCTTCAACCCATTTGACACGTCAAGCCCGTACTACGACGCCAACGCCAACGTGCCCGGCTTAGCACCTATGCGCCGGGTACGCCTCGGCCGCTACAACGCCAGCAACACGCTCGAATACCTGTTCAAAGGCTATGTCGTCAACTACGACTACAACTTCGCGTTAGGCGGCCTCAACACCGTCAGCGTCTACTGCGCCGACGAGTTCTACCTGCTCGCACAGACCTACATGGATGCTTACAACGTGTCACCCGAAACGTCAGGCCAACGCATAGAAAGCGTGTTGAACCTGCCTGAGGTCGATTACCCGACCGGGCCGACCGCCCGCAACATTTCCACAGGCACCGTCAACCTTGGCCACGACAACACCTACACCGTCCCCGCAGGCACAAACGTGCTGGCATATCTCAACCAAATCAACGGCACCGCCGAATTTGGCCGCCTATTCGTGTCGCGTGACGGCGTGTTGACATTCCAAGATCGCATCGGTGCAACGCTCAGCGGATCGGTCGCCGACTTCAAGGACAGCGGCACAGGATACAAGTTTGACAACGTGGGCATCACTTTTGAGGCGGACAGCGTGGTGAACCGCGCCTACGTGCAAAACCTTGGCGGATCTAACGCCACCGCTACCGACACCGCCTCAATCGCTACCTATTTCATTCAAACCGAAAGCATCACCAACAGCCTGCTAGAAACCAGCGGATCGCAGCTGTCGGCCGCAGCCATCTACCTGCTCAACGGCGAGCCCGAAGCCAGGTACACCGACGTCGCCACCAAATTCGCCATGCTGACCACCGCCCAACGCGACACAGTTGCCACGATTGACATTGGCGACACGATCACCATTGAAAAAACATTTCCTACAGGCACCGGGACGACCAGCCTTGGCCAAGAATTATCGGTTGAAGGCATTGAGCATCTGATTGACTTCAATACCGGGCACCGGGTCAACTTGTATACAGCACCAACCACCATCGTCTATCAGTTGATATTGGACGACATTACCTATGGCGTACTCGACGCCCTCAATGTCCTAGGCTAAAAGGAGATTCACTATGGCTAACCCATTCCCATTCACAGCTGGTCAAGTACTGACCGCCGCGCAACTCAACGGCATAGGCGAATATACCGCTTACACGCCAACATTCACCAATTTGACAACTGGGAATGGAACTTCAACTTTCGCATACACGAGAGTCCAAAACTTCGTACACGTCATTGGCCGATTCGTATTCGGTTCAACGTCAAGCATCTCTGGGACACCAATTATCACACTTCCGGTAAATCGAAATACAACAGATGTCGAAGTAATCGGCACAGGCGCATTAGGTGATAGCGGTCTAGCGACATTCATGCTATTCCCGGTATCCAATGCGAATAACACGGTGATCTTGTTCGCGGCGGCTCAACCAGCAGCTACCGTTCGCGAAGCCGGATTATCAGCCGTAAATCCTTTCACATGGGGAACCAACGACTTCATCCAAATAAACCTTTATTACAGGGCGGCCTAAGATGAAAACCAAAAACGATTACATCGCTGAAGCACGTGAAGAAAACCCAAAACCGATCTTTCACGACGCAAATGGCATCAAAATCCAATTATCGGATGATGAATATGAAGCCGCAATCGAAGCATGGGCAGTCATGCGCGTCGAACAAGACGCCGCAAAAAACGAAGCCGACGCAAACCTTGCGCTGAAGCGATCCGGCTACAAAAAGCTTGGTCTAACCGATCAAGAGATTGACGCAATTCTCGGATAATGGGCCGATGGATACTTCGATTGTGGTGGCTGTCATCGCTGGCGCTTTCTCTGTACTCGTTGCGGTCATTCATAAACACACCAAAGAAAACCGTGAAGATCACGGACGGGTACACGAAGCGCTGGGCCGAATAGAACAAAAAATCGACCACCACACGGAGAACCACAAATGAGCAAACAAACCAAAGCAATGCTCGCCTCATACGTCCGGGTAGTCATCGCCGCTGTTGCAGCTGTCGCATCCACCGGCAACACCGACCCGCAAGACCTCGCCAAAGCAGCCGCCGCCGCACTCATCCCCGTCGTCATGCGATGGGCCAATCCAAACGATCCCGCTTACGGTCGTGGCAATAGCCAAAGCTAAACCTGGCGTATCAGGCGCCACCGACTACATCGGCAACGCCGACGGAGCTGCCAAAGGCCCACGCCCAGGCATGGACGAATGGATCAGGCAGGCCGTCAAATACGCGAACGGATCGCTGTGGAACAACGGGTCATACGGGCAACGTGACATGAAAGGCAAACCCGGCACCCTGTCAGTACACGCCACAGGCCGCGCCGTCGACCTGTCCTACCGAGATATGCCCGATCACCGCGGCAAACCAAACGGGCGACAGCTCAGCAAAGTATTCATCGAAGCCTGCGTGGCAAACGCAAACGTGCTTGGCTTACAAATGGTCATCGACTACTGGCCCCAACCATTCGGCCGCGCCTGGCAATGCTCTCGCATGGCTTGGCAGGTCTATCAAAAGAAAACTGTGTCCGGGGCACCGGGTGGCGACTGGTGGCATGTTGAGATCACCCCTAAAATGGCAGACAACCCCGACCTGGTAAAAGCCGCATTTCTCAAGGTTTTTGAGGGTATCCCCGCCTAACGCGACGACCCGCCCTAAGGTGGGATCACCGACGAAAGGAACCTAGCCATGACATTAAACCCATTAGCCGCCCTATGTGCCTGTGTGACAGCCATATTCGGTTTTGCGACGCTCCTAGAGGCTCCTAGACCCCTCTCAGGGCAACCTAGCCCCACAACCACACCCGCATCATGGGACGTCTACCCAACTACCACGGTCGGGCAAACCACCGTGACCGAGACCAGCTTGCCGACCACGATCGCCAACTGCGACGACGCCGTCAACCTGGCCCGCCAAGTCGGCTGGCCCGAAGATCAGCTTGACACGCTCGCCGTGGTCATGTTGCGCGAAAGCCGATGCACCCCAACCGCCCACAACGTCAACGACCC